GGCAAGTGGGATCGGTAGTCTGGCAAGCGGATTGGTAGGGGCAGTCGCAGGCGTAGCGCCGACGCCAACTAGCACTGTGGCGGTAACCCCATGACGACATACATTCCGTTCGCGCCATCCAGTGCATCAAACTTTCAGTTCCAGCCGACGCTTGATGGTCAGCAATACACCGCCATCGTTACATGGAATCTGTTCGGGCAGCGCTATTACCTGAATCTGTATACGACGCAGAACGTCCTGGTGTTGTGTGTGCCGTTGATAGGCTCCCCAGACAACTACAGCATTTCCATGGTATCCGGGCACTTCACATCCACATTGGTGTATCGAGTCTCGAGCGCGCAGTTCGAAGTGAGTCCGTGAGATGCGTTATTACGATGTGCAGATTAGCGACCCCGCCACCGGGAGCATCGTCAAGCGCTTCACGTCAATTGATCAGGCGAGCGGCTCGACTCTGCCCGGCGCGCTCAATATCGAGATTGACGTTCCGATCTATACCTATGATGTACCGGCCGGTGCCGCATTCCTGCGAGTATGGGGAATCGCCCTGACGGACATAGGACAGTCATCGAATTTCAACGGGAAGACGATCAAGATCTTCGCGGGCATGGCGAAGGGTCTACCACTGGCCAATCCCGCGCAGGCCGGTTTGATAGCGCAAGGAAGGATCTTCCAGGCATTCGGAAACTGGCAGGGCATCAACCAGACACTCGATTTTGTCTTCTACGCAGATACTGGCAGCGCTGAGGCACCGCAGAATCTGGTACTCAATTGGAAGGCCGGCATGCAGTTGAGTGTGGCCATTTCCAATACCCTGCAAACAGCTTTCCCCACTTATAAGCAATCGATAAGCATCAGCCAGAACCTTGTTCTGGCCCATGATGAACCAGGGGTGCATCAGTCCCTGACACAGTTTGCGGGTTACATCAACACAATCAGCAAATCCATCATCGGCGGGACGTATAGCGGCGTCAGGATGCTGATCCGCGATGACACGTTTCTGGTGTATGACGGCACAACGCCGACCACGCCCAAGCAGATCATCTTCACGGATGTGATAGGCCAGCCAGTCTGGAAAGATTTCGCGACGATAGGGCTTTACTGTGTTCTTCGGCATGACATTCAGGTTGGGGACTACATTGTTTTGCCCAAGGCCCAGGTGACCACAACAGCGCAGTCCTATCCTGCGTACCGGAATAATCTCGTGTTTCAGGGATCGTTTCTGGTGACTCGCGTGAGGCATGTCGGAAACTTCAGGGACCCAGATGCAGCATCGTGGGTTACCACGATCGATGCGGTGACAACTTAATGGACCATCTTCGAACACCGCTCGCTCCGGCATTGACCCAGTTTGCCGAGAAGATAATCAACGACGCGTTCCAGTTGACCGGGAAAGGCCTGCCATGCTCGGTAGCGGCGGTCTCCGGTTCAATTGTCACGGTCAAGTTCGAGGTGAACAGCCAGTTCACGCTGCCAGAGGTGACGGTCCCTCTGTTCGGGCCGGAGTACATCCGCTACCCGATTCAGGTCGGCGACAAGGGCGCGGTGATCCCATTCGATGCCTATCTTGGCGGGGTGAGTGGGCTTGGCGGAGGTGTGGCGGACCTAACGCAGCGCGCGAATCTCTCGACACTCGTTTTCCTGCCGGTGGGAAACAAGATCTGGACGTCAGTTGATCCGAATGCAGTGACAATCTACGGCCCCAATGGCGTTGTCTTGCGAGACACAAGCAGCAATTCGATCGTCACCCTGACGCCGACGAGTATCACTGTTGTTGCGCTGAACCAAATTCAAATGAAGACGGGCTCGACGACGCTGACGATCACGCCGACCGGATGGAGCATCGCGGGCACAAATGGATCGCTTTCGGATGGAGCTCACACGACGTCGGTGACGTTGATGAATCAGGTATGGGCGGCGCTCATCGCCTTTCTAAACGGACACATTCATTCGAACGGGAACGGCGGCGCCAACACAGGCGTGGCAGTGACACCGTATAGCGGCGGGAGTATCGCACCATGAGCAATCGTCGCACGTATGGTCGTGTCGTCAACGCAGATGGCACATACAAATGGACGCAAGTCAGCACAGATGCAAACGGAAATTCGGATGCGGTCTATCTGACTACGCTTATTCAATGCCTGAAGTTGAATTTGGGTGAATCACCGTTCTTTGCGAACTATGGCATCCCAGCGCATCCGTCCGTTCTGACGCAGGTATTCCCAGATTTCTACGTGAACCAAACACAACAGCAATTCGCACCGTACTTCGCAAGTCTGACCATAACCAAGACCAACTCGACGACGCCGACATACAACATTCAGGCCATCACGCACAACGGCGCGACGATCTCGGCGAGCATCCCCGTCTAGTCGCCGCGAGCCAGCCTGACGTTCCGGGTGTTCATGGCGGTGTTTTCTTTCGTCAAGTGGACGACCCAACAGTCGGGGCAGATCCATTCGGCCGTCCGCGGTATCTGCTCAAGGAAGTATCCGCAGTCGTGGCATCGATTGGCGTTCGGGTAATCGCGGCTCTCGGCCAGTTCGGGTTCCGGCTCGGCCATGCCACGAAAGCGTGGGTAATGCGTCTGCCCCGCGTAGAACGCCCTGAAGTCTTTCTCTAGATCTCGCAGCGCCTCATCAAGTGACTTCAGTGGTGCAGCCGCGAGAAACCGGTATTCCTTCAGTCCGGAAATGACCCTCAGAGCACTGACTGTCTCCGGATAACCGATCTGCGTCTGACGCCAGTACCACGCGTCAGAGCGCAATCGCAGCATGTAGTTGTAGACAAAACGCACGCACGCGGCCACGCGGGTCATGGATACGCCATGCTCGCCGGCTGGACGGATTGCGTGCGCTTTCATTTCTCAGATTGAGGGAGGAATCCTTCAGTTTAGCCCGAATTCTCCATGACCGATCTCGTAACCGTGCCGCCGCTGGTGATGACGTCAGCCGGCCCGCAACCGCAATCGCCGACGAGCCTGAATTCCCAGCTGATCGCGCTGGCAACACAGCTCTCTCCGGGGTTGACTTCCGATCTTCCGGGTTCGCTCATCGAGGACATTTCTAGCACGGATACAGCGGCGCTGGCAATGATTGACCAGGCGCGCGCCGATCTCATCAACTCCCTTAGCCCGTTCGCTGCCAATCCATCGTTGCTCATTCAGTTGGGGGCAATTTACGGTGTTCCGCAAGGCATCGGATCGAACACATCGGTCTATCTGGTCTTTAGCGGGCCGGTCGGCTACGTCGTGACCAAGGGTTTCACCGTTAGCGACGGCACGAACCAATACATCGTGCAAGACGGTGGAATTGTTGGATCGGGCGGAACGACCATTCCGCTTTTTGCGGTTGCGGTACTTGCTGGAACATGGGCCGTTCCGCAGAACACGGTCAAGCAGCTCATCACGTCAGTTCCATCCACCATTACGCTGACAGTCACGAATCCGAACCCCGGAACACCGGGGCTATCAGCGCAGTCCGAACAGGACTACCGTTCGCAGGTATTGCAAGCCGGTCTTGCCTCGTCCCAGGGCATGGCGACGTACCTGAAGACGTTGCTGCAAAAGGTCTCGGGCGTGCAGCCGAACCTGATCTCTGTGCAGCAGGGCACAGGAACGGGGTGGCGCGTTATCTGTGGTGGCGGCGATCCCTACCAGATTGCGTATGCAATCTACTCGGCATTGTTCGACATCTCGACGCTGGTCGGTTCGCAGCTCGCCATCACGGCGATGACCAATGCCAATCCCGTCGTCATTACGACAAACCTGAATCATGGCTACACCGCAGGACAGACGGTCACGGTCACGGGAGCCACGCCCAACGCGTACAACCTGACGTACACCATTACATCGGTCACGGCGACGACGATCACGACAACGACGAACGGAACGGGATTCGGCGCGTACTCGAGCGGCGCAACTCTTTCGCCGAACCCTCGGAATGTGACGGTTTCGATCAACGATTACCCAGACCAGTATCAGGTCACCTTAGTCAATCCGCCCCAGCAGGCTGTATCTATCACGGTAACGTGGAACACGATATCGACGAATTTCATTTCGCCTGCAGCAATCGCACAGCTCGCCCAACAGCCGCTGGCGAACTATGTGAACGGAATCCCGGTAGGCCAACCAATCAATCAGTTTGAGTTGCAGAACGTTTTCCAGACGGCTATCGCCTCGGTAATCCAGCCTCAGCTTCTAACGCGCATGGTCTTCCAGGTCATCATCAATGGAACCATTGTTTCTCCCAATACGGGAACGGGCATCTACGCATCTGATCCGGAATCTTACTTCTACACGACTGCAGCCCAGATCACAGTCAACCAGGGATAAATCGTGTCTACGCAAGTAACTGTCACTCTACGCTCGGGCACTACATCTCCGCTGACATTCGCTCAGGTTGATGGAAATTTTTCCTCCCTCGCCTCGGCGATTAATGCCAACGGAGCGCAACTCGACAATCTGTCGAATGGCGCAGGCGGTAGTGGTTGGCAACAGCTACCTCGCGGCCTAC